GAATAGTAGCTAAGAAAAACCAATTAGTGTGGGTCATGTTTGAAGCCGGGGACCCAGAGTATCCCGTATGGATTGGAGTACAAGGATGAGCATCGCTATAAGATACCCATTTACCTTAAATAATGGTAAAGTAGAGGCAACTTATTCTCCAACTAAACTGTATACAGATCGGGTGCTGACGTTGCTTTCTACTAATATAGGACAACGCCCAATACTACAGGGGTACGGCGCTAACATGGATTATGCGTTATTTGAGAACGATAATGATCTTGCCCTAGCGGTAAAGAACGCCGCTAACGAAGCAATTAACAAGTGGATTCCTCAAATAAGTGTGGCAAGCATTACTGTGGGCTCATTAGACGCTGATGGCAGCGCTGAAGTAGAGATCATTATTAACCTTCCAGATAACACAACTTCTTCAGTATCTATCAATACATCTTCATTTGGCTATTATGGAACAGTGACGGGATAACTATGAGCGACATACAGATTGACTATACCTCTAGAGATTTTGCTGGTTTAAAAGCAGATTTAATTGAGTTAATTAAAGACCGAACTGGCACAGCAACCTGGGATACAAGTGATCCTTCAGATCTTGGTGCGGTATTAGTAGAGGCGTTTGCTTATATGGGAGACATTATGTCTTACTATATTGACCGAGCTGCTAATGAAACAGCTATTGACACCGCCATCAAACGTAGTACGCTATTAAATTTTGCTAACCTTTACGGCTATAAGCCTTCAGGACCAACACCTGCTTTAGTAGTTGTAACTATTACTAACGATGGAAGTAGCAGTATTGACCTGCCTAAAGGTACTCAAGTTATGGCCCCTCTTTCATACTCTCCGTATACTGAAGCGTACTTTGAAACAACTCAAGCTGTTGTTGCATTACTAGCAGGACAGTCTATAGATGTATTGTGCCAAGAAGGAAAGACTGTAAATACTGATAGACCAGATTTAATAGATAGTGTCCACAACATTGCACTTCCTGCAAACTTAGGAATGTCGTCTGGGGTTAGAAACCAGACTTTTCAAGTTTTTGATACAGGCATAATTGACAGCTCTGTAATTGTTTATGTTGGGCAGGGCACTTCTTTTACCGCTTGGAAGTACGTAGAGTCTTTAGTAGAATACGGCCCAACGTCATTAGTATATACCACTACCCAAAATGAAAATAAAACTCTTTCTATTGTCTTTGGTGATGGAGTAAATGGCGCTATTCCAGCGGCAAACCAGCTTGTAAGTATTGTATACAGAACAAGTGTTGGAGTGTACGGCAATATTAAATCTGGTCTTATTAAAGAAGTAACTTTTGTTCCTGGAAATATTGACCTAAATGTTATCTCTACGCTTACTGTAACAAATACTACTTCTGCTGTAGGCGGAGCTGATGGGGATGATTTCACTCAACTTAGAGAAAAGATTAAAGCTGCTATTACTACAAGAAAACGTGCGGTTACTTTAAAAGACTATGAGGCGTTAGCTTCTCAAGTCTCTCAAGTAGGAAAAGTAAAGACAGTCTCTAATGTATATAGCTCCGTGACTATGTATCTACAATCACAAAACGATACTACATCAACTCCTGGCAATACGCTAACTACTAAAACTATTACTGCCGTATCAGGAAACGGCACTACTATGACTTTTACTGCAGTTAATACTTTTACTGCTGGGGATATCGTCTCTATTTCCGGAGTAGATCCAGCCGCTTACAATATTGTAGGCACAGTGGCCAGTGCTTCGGGGTCACAGTTTACAATCTTGGGGGCTACAACTACTTCATATGTAAGCGGAGGTGTGGCAACTCTCGGTACACCTACAGCTTCTTGGACATCAATTTCTGATGCTGTATCTTTATATATGGAGGATAAGGTTCCTGTAGGAACTACACTAAGCATTGAGCCTCCTGTATACGTACCTATTTACATTGATCTTGTCGTTTACGCTGGGGCCGCGTATAAGGCAAAAGATATTAAATTAGCGATATACAAAGCCTACTTAGGTTCTGATGGACTATTTAGCTATGCTAATAATACTTTTGGTAGAACAGTGCCCTTTTCATCTGTTATCTATAAAGCAGCCGCAATAGATGGAGTTGTTTCAGTTACTGTCACAGCTCTTAATACTACGGGTGCGTCTGCTTCAGCAGCAGATATCACTTTAGATGCAGCCCAGATTCCATATTTACTTCCAGCCAACCTAGATATAACAGTCATTGGCGGTATACAATAATGAACTATAACACAAAGACAGGTAGGTAGATCGCATGGCGTCATTCCCAAATAGTAATAGGTCGTTTACTTCAAAGGTTGATATTACAGACACTATATACGCTGACCATGTTAATGCTCTTCAAGATGAGGTAATTGCTCTTGAAACAAAAATTAATGGTGCAGATGCAAGTGCTGTAAGCAACATCCTATTTTCTACGTACACAGGTGGATTTGTTGCGTCCTTATCTTGGGATAGTTTATTTGCTCGCCTTAATAACATTGAAACAGGTCTAGTAAATGGTTGGGCAACATCCCCATTTATTAGAAAAGTAGGCGGTGACGCTATTCAGCCACCTTCAGGAACTACGGGCATTACACTAAAAACTACCGCCGGTACTACAGACCTATTTGTAACAAAAAATGCTTCAAATACTACTGGATTTAAAGTAGACTCTAATGCTATGCCTAAGGTAGGTACTGCAAACGTATTCTATGTGGGCAGCACTGAGTACACTGCAATGTATGACTATATGCAGTCAATTCAAACTATTCAAGGCACCCAAGGTTTACAAGGTACACAAGGTATTCAAGGAACCCAAGGTACAGGATACTCCGGAGTATCTTCTACTACTTCAGCTAGACCTGCCTCTACAGGAACTATAACAATAACAACAAATAGACAGGGATCCTTTGTTACTGGCGACAGAGTTCGTGTAACAAACTCGGTATCAAATTACTTTGAAGGAACTGTAACTATTACAAGTGGTACAACTTTTGCTGTTGCCGCTGACTATAACTTAGGAACTACTACTGCGTCTTCTTGGACAATTAGCACAGCAGGTGTTCGAGGAGTTCAAGGAACTACTGGAACTACTGGTTCACAGGGAGCAACTGGAACTCAAGGAGCAACTGGAGGAACAGGTGCTCAAGGTACTTCAGGTACACAAGGAACTACGGGTGCACAAGGTATTGCAGGAGCTGCTGCTGCCCAAGGAGCAACAGGTTCACAGGGTGCAACAGGACCACAAGGAGCAACAGGAACAGGTGTTCAAGGCACCACTGGTGCTCAAGGCACCACTGGAACTCAAGGTAGTACTGGAACTACAGGTTCACAAGGAACCACTGGTACTCAAGGTACTTCAGGCCTATCACTGCAGACCAGCAACAACACCTGGACTGGCACCAACAATTTCAGTAATACTATTACTGCAAACTCCGTTGTTGATGGAACAACCTCAACAGCAGCAAGTGGTATCGGATTTATGGGTATACCACAAAACTCAACAACTACTGGTTCTTATACAATTGCGGCTGCGGATGCGGGTAAGCATATTTACTCAACTGCAACTCGCACAATTACAATTAACTCAAATGCTAACTTAGCACTTCCAATTGGTACAGCAATTACTTTTATTGCTAGTGCAGGCACTACAGTAACAATTGCAATTACAACAGATACAATGTATTTGGCTGGTACTGGAACTACAGGTTCTCGTTCTCTTGCGGCTTATGGTATGGCAACTGCTATTAAAATTACTTCTACTACTTGGATTATAAGCGGAAACGGCCTGACTTAATGGCGGGCATTTTACAAAGTCTTGCTGGCACACTTGCAAAAGGTGTACCTGGAGTAGCTACTATTGGTACAGCAACGGATGTTGGAACTAGCCGTGCGTATAATGATGGTGCCGCTACTGTTACATTTAGTACAGGTGCAGGACCAACCCCAACTATATATTACTTAACCTCTACTCCATCTGTTTCGGTTTGGGCTGGTTATTCGTCCCCGCTTACTGCTACTGGGTTAGCCTCCGGAACTTCTTATACTTTTACCGTGTCGGCTGCAAATGATGCTGGAATAGGTCCTTCTTCAGGCGCTTCAAATAGCATAACAGCAACAACAACTCCGTATTATGTAGGTGTTTCAGGATATGCAGCAACTGCAGGTGTTTCAAGCACTAGTAATCCAACATTTACTTTTTCATTTACTGGTACCGCAACTGGCGGTAAGATCATTACTTCTTATCAATACACTACAGATGGTGGGACAAATTGGGCTACTACTACGGGCACCCTTGCTACTCAAAGTAATGGTTCTGCATTTGTTGCGGGAAGTACACCAACAGGATCTATTAGAGCAGTAAACGCTAATGGCGCTGGTATATCAAACGCAGTCTTTAGTGGAGTTACCGCTGTAAAACTTCCTGGTGCACCTACAAGCCTATCAGTAACAAATAACTCTGTTGCTTTTGGCGGAACTCCAACAGCCAACGTTTCCTTTACTGCTGCGTCAAATGGAGGTTCTACAATAACCTCTTATCAGTATTCAACAAATGGTGGGTCTACCTGGATAACATTTGCAGGAACTACAAGTCCTCAAGCAATGAGTACGCAAAGCACAGGCTCAAATTTTGTTGCTGGTACTACTTATACAGTATTAGTTAGAGCGATAAGTTCTTATGGAACCAGCGATGTAACAGGTTCGGCTGGTTATACAGCCTCTACTGTTCCACAGGCTCCTACAATCGGCACACTAAGCGCAGTTACTGGGGCTCCTTATGGTTCTAGCCCATCACTTAGTATTTCATTTACAGCTGGTGCAACCGGAGGCGATCCAACTATTTATTACCAGTACTCAACAAATGGTGGGTCTAACTGGATAAATACCTCTGGAACAACAAGTCCTCAATCAATTACTACACAAAGTACTGGTAGCGCATTTGTAGCAGGATCTTCTTATTCAGTTATTTTAAGAGCATTAAACTACAGCGTTGGAGCATCAAATGCGTCTTCTGCTTCAAATAGTGCGACAGCCATTACGGTTCCAGCAACAATGTCTGCACCTACTGTAACAAACGTTGGAACTAGCCGTCCTTATAATAACGGTGCTGCCTCTGTTGCATTTACCGCACCTGCAACGGGTGGTTCAGCAATTACACTATATGAGGTAACGTCTACCCCTGCTGGAGGTCTTGGTGGCGGCACGGGATCTCCAATTACTGTTACTGGTTTGCAATCAAATACCGCGTATACATTTAAAATAACAGCAAGAAATATTGCTGGAACTGGCGGAGCCTCAAGCGCTTCGTCACCACAGACCATAGTAACAACAGTTCCTCAAGCACCGACAATTGGTACTGCTACCACTGGAAATGCAAGCGCAACGGTTGCCTATACAGCGGGGGCAAATGGTGGCTCAACAGTTACTACATACACAGCAACTTCATCTCCTGGTGGATTGACTGGAACTGGTTCAAGTCCAATCACAGTATCTGGTTTAACAAACGGAACTGCGTACACATTTACAGTTACAGCTACAAACGCTAATGGTACATCAAGTGCGTCTTCAGCATCAAACTCAGTAACCCCTGTTGTTCCTGCGGTTGCTCCTAGTGCACCAACAAACGTTACTGCATCTGATAATTTAACCCCAACAGGCGGTACTTTCTCTTGGACAGCATCTGCAACGGGCACTACACCTATATCATACTACTATGAGATAATTGCATACTTAGTTGGTCCTGTTGCAAGTGGTAGTACTACATCAACTTCGGTTCAATATACAAATGCTGGATATTACTCTATAAATGTATACGCAAGTAACTCAGCGGGTACTGCTTCTCCAGTATCTCCTGCGCAATTTACCACATTTACTGCAATACCTTCTGCACCTACTTCTTTGGTAAATACATATACAGCTGGACCTTCTTGGACTGGGTCATGGACAGCATCTGCAACGGGTACTACTCCAATCACATACTATTGGACTCTATATCAGTCTGCAACAAACGGTGGGTCTGTCACTGCAACAGCAACAGGTAATACAACCTCAACATCGTTTACAAAGGCAATGACATCTGCAAATGGTTTATGGGCTTATTACACAGTTTACGCATCAAACTCAAAGGGTACTTCAACAACAGTAACCTCAGCGTGGGCATAATATGACTAACGAAGAAAAAATAACTTTATTGAACTACTTTAACAAGGGGTAAAGCAAAAATGTCAAAATACGCAACGGGTAAGTATGGAATACTTAAATACGGTGACCAAGGTACTCAAGTTTACTACGAATCTAATCTTTCTGCTAGAAGTTTAGACTATAACGCTGTTCTGTTGACTTGGAAAATAATTACCCCAGACCCCGCTGATTCAGCTCCCACTCATTGGAAAGTTGTAAAAAGCTATACAGGAGCGGTAGATAATCCACAAGATGCTACTTTTGTAGATGGAGATGTTTTTAGTTCTTTTAGGTTACAGTATAGAGATGACTTTTTTACAGATGACGATGCAGGAAAAGAAGTTATTTACTCATTTTGGGTATTTAATGTAACTTTAGGTTGGATCTTTTGTGGAAAATCTAGCTCACAGGTAGTAGGAGACACAGGCACTTTAAATAAAGTAACTAAATGGATCCCTAGAGCATGGCTTAATACTACAGAAAGTATCGGAGACATAACTGGAGAGCCTGAATCAAGTAATCAACTTGTTCAAGTGTTATCTGCCTACACTTACATGTATGACGTTTTACGTACAAAAGCTAATATTTTAGAGCACACTAGTAACCCAAAAGATGCACATACAAGTCTGCTACGACAGTTTGTTAATCAATTTGGATTTGAGTATGAGCCATCATTAGGTGATACATACCACAGTACTTTATATAAAGCCGGTAACGTAATTAACTCTTTAAAAGGAACTATTAAAGGTGTAAAATCTTATGTAACTGCGCTTACACATTTAGAATCTAATGTATCTATTGGACATAATTTACTTTTAGACTATAACGACGCCTCATTTGAAGAGAGTGTTGGTAGGTGGACAGTCACATCGGGAACATTTACTAATAAGAAATATGGCGGCGGAGTAGTTGCGCCAGTACCGTATAACTATGACAGCTCATTTCCTTTAAGAGCTGTTGGTTATGGGTCACTAACAACCGCAGCTACAACAGCTGTTACTATGAGACTTCCAGGGACTGCAAACAATAAGGTTTCTTATGGAGTTCCTGTGCAAGAAGGTACTCGTTATTTGTTTAGCGGTTGGGTAAAACAACTAGGGTCTAATGCCGCGTCAATTGCTACGACTATTGACTGGTATAACAGTATTGGCGGGTATATAAGCTCTAGTACAGTAAGCCCTACGTATACCACAACAACCTCATGGCAAGAGTATGCCTCAAAATCAGATTCAGGTAGAAACGGACAGATAGCACCAAGTAACGCTGCATATGCGGCTATTAAAATTGTTCTTACGCCCTCCTCGGCCTCCTCTAATGAGTACATCTTTGACATGCTTCAATTTTCACCAGCTAATTTAAGCTTGGACTATGAGGACGCACGGCTAATAAATGTGTATTTAAATGGTGAAGAAAATAACTATGCTTTAAACCCATCTTTTGAAGCCGGTACTGGTTACTGGTTATCAGTTGGAAGTGGAAGGCTTATACAAGAGTCTGTTGTAAGTGGTGCAGCACTGGTACATCAAACCTATGTTGGAAAGCTAACAACTACTTCTAGCGGAACAGTAGGAATTTCTTCTGCCTGGACTGGGATTGATCCTGCAGATCAGTACGTTTTTTCTGGTAACGTTTTAGGACCTGTTGGAAGAACTGCACGTATTAGAGCGGAATACTCTCATCACCCAAGCACTACTACTGACCTACAGACAACTATTTTAAATGCAGTTGGAAGTGGATCTTCTATTACTTACACAGGATATAATACATTTACTGTTGGAGAAACAGTAACAATTGTTGACGTTATCCCAACTGCATATAATATTTCTGGAACCATTACTGCAAGAACATCAAACACTTTTACTATAACAAGTGCTGTTACTGGTACCTATGTATCTGGTGGGACTGCCTCAGTGCGCCTAGTAGACGCAAACTCTATTTTATTTGACGTAGATGGGGATTATTATTCTAACGTGGTGTACTACGTAGAGTCTGACCCAATTACCTTAGACGGTACATCACAACGAATAACTGTTGTTGGTACTACACCACGGTATGAAAAAGATGCCGGAAACCCATTAGTTAAAATGTCTCTTTATATTGACGACAATGTATCCGGAGACGTATATTATTTTGATGCTATGAGCATTCAAGACGGTAGTTCAGAAAAACCATTCTTTGATGGCGTAAGTGGTATCCAGCCTACTGATCCGTTAACAGAAAAGTTCTTTGCCCCAAATGACTGTGTGTGGGAAAGAAAAAGCAGGATTAACTTTGTATCTAACCCTTCTTTTGAAACTACAGGTAACTGGACTGCTACAGGCGCAACTTTAACTGTTGAGTCGCCTGCGGTATACGGACCATTGTTTGGTACCTACTCTGGAAAAGTTGCTTACACAACTACAGGAAGTCTGAGTTCAACTGTTTATCTTCCTACTGCCGCAGTTGGTGGAGAGACGATCTGTGTATCGGCATATGTAAGAGCAGCAAACACTGTATACACTATAGGAACAAATACTGGTGGGTCAGTTCCTACATCTGACACGTATCCGGTAATTCCTAGTGGATCAAAAGATCAATGGATTCGTATTCACTCTACTCGCATTTTACAGGCAGGCGAAACATCATTTACTTTTAATTTGTCTGTAGCAAATCCGGGTGGGTCTACATCTACCTACTTCCATATTGATGGGGCACAAGCAGAATACGGAGAGATCCCTACTAGGTTTATTGACCCATCTTTATCTCCACTAACTACTATAATTCCAAACCCTTTGCATAACGCTACTAATATCTATGCGACCCAAGAGCAAAGCATTAATGGCGGTAAAAGTGCTTATATTAGTAACTATACTGTTAAGTATACCCGTCTTATAGACACACTTAGTTTAATCATGCCTATGGGAAGTACTTGGAGACTTCGTCCGGGAACACCTGCAATCGAATATGGTGAATTATCTGATTCTTTAATACCTTCGGCGTCTTTTGAAAAAGATTTGGGAACTTGGGCAGGAAGTAACTCTACCTTAACTCGATACGTCTCACGCGGAACATTATTTAGTGAGTACGTTACTCATGGCGTGGCGTACTGCAAGGTAAAAACATCTAGAACTTCAGGATCTCCTAGTTTTTACTTTGGTATTACTACAGACAAAGTCTACATTCAAGCAGGCCATGGTTATTACTGTTCAGCAGCAATACGCCCAGAGAATTCCTATTCTACTGGAACTTACGTACTGACTGCAACTATCTATGCTTCTAATGATGCTATCCTTCAATACACTCCAACTGGCGGGTCTGCTACAAACTCGGTATTTACCCATACAGTGACTAATACACATTTAGATCGCTGGGGTTATGTATCTGTAATTGCCCCAAGCAATACCACTGTTGGGGGAAGCTACGCTATTGTTAAAGTAGAGTTCCAACCATCAACGTTTAATGCCACCCAAGCCTTCGGAATTGACAGAGTCGTTTTTAGAGAGTAGAATAGCAAGTATGGGCATAATACTAATCGCAGCACTGGCAACGGCATGTATACTCACCGCAATTGAAAACCTTCTAATTCCCTTAGGGAAATGGCGAGGTCTATTTGCGCTTGGTATATCAATGTTAGCACTCATCAACCTTGAGGTCAAATGGCTGTACTTAATTGTTTACGCCCTTGCTTCAACCTTTATTGGTCTCACTCTTTCTATACTCGTAGATCAGATTTTTGCCGGATCTACACGTAGAAATTTTCGTGATTTGCCAAAGAGGGTAGACGTACGCTAATATAGTATATAAGGAGGGTTAAATGTTAAAACCTATTGTTAACCCAGGACTATCGCTACGTGCAAGATCTTTGTTTTACTACTTCGTTGAGAAGGGTAAACTTATGTCTGCAGATGAGTTATGGGAGAGTAAAGAATTTCCCGAGGGCCGTGATGCTCTCGTTAACGCCTTGAATGAGTTAAAAGCCTTCAAGTACGTTCGTGCTGTTCGCACACATGTCAATGGTAGATGGGCACATCAGCTCAAGTTTACTGAGCCTGCCGTAAAAATGTTAGAAGAAGCCGGAGTAAATACAACGCCCTGGAAATCAGGGCATATGTATGTCTATAATGGTACGTCTGTCAATACTAGTACTAGTACTAGTGACTTAACTACTAGTAGCCAACATATAGATACAGTTACTAACGTAACTGTATCTATACCCGAGCAAGCTCGGGAAGAAGGAGAAGTAATGGCATGGAATCTTGATGGTGAAGAAGAGGCTCCTAAGAAGCGTGGGTTCACAGAAGATCTAGATGCTGGCGCAGTCGGCAAACTAGAAGACCGTCAGAAGAAGCTCAACGCCAAGTACAAGCGTGCTACTAAGTCAGAGCATGCTGGACGCAAGCGCAGCGATGTTCCAGAAGTGGATTGGACCACTACGGACCTAATCGCAGAGTTCTACGCACTAGCCGATGAGAAAGCTCCAGGGGTGCCGGGACAAGTTAATCAAATTCGTATGGCAGGCTGGATCAATAAGCAGATCGGGCTTGGCACAGAGCGTGTGGCAATCCTAGCAGCAATCCGTATGTTCTTTGCAGATCCACGGATGCTAAATGACTTAGGGATTGGAAAGCCACTCTACCAGCGGTTTTTTGGTTACTACCTGACAATTCACGGGGTAGTTACTAAGAAAGCCACTGTTTATGAGGATGAAGACTTCCTAGCACACCAAGAAAAGATGTTACGACTACTGAGAGGCGAATAATGTACGACTTGAAAAAATTAGCACCAAGCCGTCGTTCTCAGATCACTACAGCCGGTCTTCCAATGAAAACCATTGGGCTAGAGTTCTCAGATTTAGCGCCGTCTCCGGCCTTGGAGATTGTTAAGAATTGGGTCGCCTCAGTTATGGAAGGTAAAGTCATCCAAGCAGCCGGACAGCCGTCCTGCGGGGTCGGATTACTCCTGGTGGGCAATCCAGGTCACGGAAAGACTACTATGGCCTCTACGGCCCTCCAGAGCCTTATCAGGGGTATTCCAGGGGACGCCTCCGGTGTACTTCCAAGGCACTTTGGACGGTTTATGGACTACCCCAAGTTTCTACGCCTACAGCAGAAAAAATGGGATGATGATCCAAACGATCAGAGCGAGGTTTCGTTCCTATTGGACAGCCTACGGGGGGATGCTGGTATCATGAATAATACGAGAGTATTTATTTTAGATGACCTAGGTAAAGAATACAGAACTGCTTCAGGTTGGTCAGAGAATCAATTTGATGCTTTATTGCGTTCTCGTTTTAATGCAGGGCTTCCAACAATCGTAACCACAAATGTTCCAAAACAGGACTGGGGAAAGATTTACGGAGAACCCATGGGGAGTTTCGTAAACGAAGCGTTTATTCCAGTTGTAGTATCGTCTAGTGAAGGGGACCGTAGAACAAAATGAAAGAGATCACAATGACTTGGCAAACTACGCAATTGTTTTTATCTGCTACCGGCGTATTTGAAGTTCAAATAAACTTAGATACCCAAAAGCTTCGTTGCAACTGTCAGGGTTCAAACGTCCGCAGTTACTGCAAGCACATGGCTTTTGTTAGTAAGCGCATGGATCGCAACGGCGGTGTGTACCCTGTTGAAATTTCTAAGAAAGCAAAAATTGAAGACGCAACAATTGCTAACTTAGATCCTGAAGCGTTCAGAGAGTTTTTAGTTAAATACGGGAAGATTGAAGTAGTTTAACTATGAGAGGGGGCGATATATCAAATGAAGTTCCACCTCGTATGCTTGTCGCTCTTGACTGCATATTAAATAGAGAATTAAAAATAACTAAAGTTTTGGGAATACCAGTTCCTAAAGAAGAAGTTACGTATAGTCGTATCTCGTTAGCTATGTTTTGGCGATTTGCGGAGAAGTATGGCTATACGCTAGAATTAGTAGGGTTCGGTAGAACAGATCAAGAGATGGAAGATGTTCTTGAAGATTTGCATAATCTAGGAACAAATCCTTTTAGTTATTCTACCGCCTATAACGTTGTAGCCGATTTAGTAGCAGAACTTCCTTATAGGCCAGAAGTAAAAAATGTAATTGATATACCCAGTCGTGGTTTGCGTTATGGGCATTGGTATTTGGATTTGGAGGCGTTAAACAATGGCAGCAGACAATGAAGAAAGATTACTGTCTCGTGTTATTAAGACAAGGGATGCAACTCCTGCATTAGAAGCCGGAGTAACGGAGGAGTGGTTCTACGTAGATGAGAATCGTGCTATGTGGAAGTTCCTCATTACTCACTGGACTAAGTACCAGGAGATTCCTACTGCCGTCACGGTTAAAGATAATTTCCCTACCTATCGCCTATTAGCTGTAGAGGATTCCACCGAATACCTTGTAGACCAGTTAGCTGAGTACAGACGACGCCAAAAAGCTATTGAAGTAATTCAGAATGCAGCAGAGTTTATCTCTGATGGTAACCACGATGAGGCCATTGCTGAAATGGGGCGTGGGCTTTCTGCAATCAATAACGAGACTCGTGGAGAGTCGGAAGATGAGAACCTCAGCAAGGATGCTATAAAGCGTTTTGATGAGTACATGGCTATTAAGACTCGTCCTAATGGCCTACTAGGTATTTCTACTGGGTTTAAAACTATTGATGATATTACTGCGGGCATACTAAAGCAACAGTTGTGGACGATCATTGCTCCGCCTAAGACTGGTAAATCAGTACTGGCTATGCAGATGGCTATCCGTGCACAGGACGAAGACCTTAAAGTTCTTTTTCAGTCTTTTGAAATGACTGCTCGTGAAATGAAGACTCGCTATGATGCTATGCGTGCTCACATATCTCATGCTCGCCATATCAGAGGTGCATTGCATCCTGATGAGGAAAAACGTTTACTAGCACACCTTAATACTGATCGTAATGATTTTATTATGCCAGACGCTATCTCTGCTCGTACAGTCTCTGGGTTGTCAGCAAAGATTGAAAAGTTTATGCCTGACATTGTTTTTGTAGACGGCGTGTATCTTATGCATGATGAGGCTACCGGTGAGACAGAAACAGAGCGTGCTCTTCGTAGCTTAACTCGTAGCCTAAAACGATTAGCACAG